TTCCGCACCACAGCTTGGTATTATGACTCGTGTTTTTGTTATTGGCAATCCATCTAGACCAGATGAAATCATTGGCGTGTTCAATCCAATAATTACAAACTATGACGAAGAAGATGTGGTTTATGAAGAAGGCTGCTTGACATATCCCGGATTATTTGTTAAGATAAAGCGTCCACGTGGGATTCGTGTTCGTTATCGAGGTTGGGATGGTGATGGTGATGCAGTTCGCTATGAAGGATTTACTGCCAGAATATTTCAACACGAATACGATCATCTGAATGGTATTACGTTTCAACAAAGAGCCAATCGATTCCATTTAGAAAAAGCACGTAACTTCAAAGCTAAGGCTGAAAAGAGATTGAAATCGGCATGAGTGCATATGTACCATATACAGTAGATGATGTAAAAAAGTCTTCGGCTCGACAGCTCTTTACTGTTGTATCGACATTCGCTGGTGGAGGCGGTAGCTCGACAGGCTATCGTCTTGCCGGCGGTAAAGTCATTGCCATGAACGAGTTTGTCGAGGAAGCAATCAAAACCTATTCGACCAACTTTCCTGATACTAAGATTATTCCAGGCGATATCAAAAAGCTAACTGGCGCAGACTTTCTTCGTGAAGCAAATCTAAAGCCAGGCGAGCTTGATATTCTCGACGGCTCTCCTCCTTGTTCTGCTTTCTCTCTTGCAGGCAAGCGAGAGAAGGGTTGGAAAGGCTTTACTAAAAAGACTGATAGTGTTTTTGATTTCGATGCAGATGAGATTGAACTTATTGAAGGCGAGACAATTGTCAACGATGGTGTAAAGACCTATAGCGATGGTAAGATTGTTGAAGCTATCGAAGATTTGTTCCTAGAATATATTCGTATTGCTAAAGAGATTCAGCCCAAGGTTATTATTGCTGAGAATGTCAAAGGCATTACAATGGGCGAAGCGAAGAAGAAACTCGCTGAGTTCCAAAATCTTTTTGAGAATGTACCGCCTGGATATGTTGTAACATATCATGTTCTCAACGCAGCAAACTACGGAGTCCCGCAAGCGCGCGAGCGTCTTTTCTTTGTTTGTATTCGAAACGATGTTGCCGAAGCTGTTGGTATCAATTGGCTCAATATCGAATCGGTTACATATCCACCAGAGACAACACCCATTCTCTTTACCAGAGATGGTCGTCTTGATCCTGCAACAAAGCATGTATCCATTCGTGAAGCTATCGACGACATCGAGAACGATCCAGAAGAAGTCCAGATGCTGCTCGACTATGTAATGAATGGCTATCAGAAGAAGTTTATTCCGATTCTTCCGTTCAATCCACCACGTCATGTCAAGCCAAGTGATCCTGAGTTCAAGGATATCAATCCAAAGGGATCGTGCTTCTCTATGATTCGTCCTTGCCCAGAGTTACCCAGTCCGACAATTACAGCGAATGGTAACAAGTTATCAGTATCTGGTGTTGTTCATTACAATGCAAATCGAAAGTTGACAATCAAAGAATTGAAACGTGTTATGGGTCTACCTGAGGACTATACTGCTACAGGTAACTTTGAAAAGCAATCTGAAAGAATTGGACGTATGGTTGCACCGAAAGCTCTTGCGGCACTTGCGTCTCGTATCTATGAAACAGTTTTGAAGCCATATAAGGAATTACAGAATGACAGGTAAGTTTACATTTGCCACACGCGAAGAAGGTTTCGACAATCATATTGATGGATCGATCCGTGGGTATAACAATCTCTGGAAAGATATTGTGGACATCTCTCAGTATTTCGTCGAGAACGGAACAACTGTTGTCGATATTGGTTGCTCAACAGGCAAGATGCTCAAAAGCATGATTGAACAGAATACATTTGCTCCTCTTGCATACTACGATGGCGTTGAGATTGAGGAAGAGTTTTTTGCTGCTTACGAAGCAGACGAGAAGCAATATCATAATCTAACATACTTTCGCGGTGATGTTGAGCAGTACATCTTCAACAACTGTTCGTATGTTACCAGCATCTTTACTCTTCAGTTCATGCCATACAAAGATCGTATGAATGTCTTCCGCAATGTTTATCGCGGTTTGAATCCAGGCGGCGCTTTTGTCTTTGCCGAGAAAACAATGTCGCAGCATGTACGTATCCACGAGATTCGTACCTTTACCTACTATGACTTCAAGCGCAATACATTCACAACTGAAGATATTATGGACAAAGAAAAGCAGCTACGTCATATGACCAAGCCCAGTACCCGTGAAGAGCTGGTCGAGATGTGTAGTGAAGCAGGTTTTGATGCGGTCGATACGTTCTGGCAAAACCACGGGTTCACTGGGTTCATTGCCCTAAAGAGACCCTAAAAAGTGCGACTAAAGTATCACACCACCGGTTTGTAACATAGATCGATACAAAAAACCAGACAAAAACCAAAAAAACAACCAAAAACAACCAAATAATTGCCGTTTGATATCAAGGGGTTAGCCATCCGGTCGCTAACCCCTTGATTTCGTTTGGGAAACCGTCCTTGACAATAAGGGGTATATTGGATATGATGTTAATATAGAGATTGAGAAAGGAACTAACATGTCGCTCGCTACTAATTCGAACCGTCGTCAGTCGCTCCGCGCTCTTGCTGATCGCGCTCTCGCTGACTATATCGCAAACGGTTCTTCAGTTCAGACAGTTACTCCGTCGAAGAAAAAGGTCGAGACTTTTCGTTCCGCAGCTTCAGTTGCTTCTCAAGGTCGCAAGTTGAACACGCTGCGCAACGCTGGTTTTGCTTCTCGCTAATCTAAAGGAATCTTATATGAATATCCACGAAGCCCAGATGTATGTCAATCTTGCCTCCGCCTGCAAACGTCACGGCGACGGCTTGAACAACGAAACCGTCGAAGCCTTGCACAAGATGTCGCTCAAAAACCATTGCGGCAATGGCTACTGGTCAATCGATGGTCTCCTCGACGATCTAACAGAACTGACTGGTAACGAAGACCTTGCTTCCACAATCCTCAACGAAGTTGCCTAAGGAGAAAGACATGAAAATCGCATCTGACCTCGAAGCCGCCGTGCTGAAATATATCGCCCACATCAAGGCTGACTATGCTGGTTGGGGTGAGCGTTCCGCTATCCGCGAAGTAATGATTCAAGAATTCAACGCTGGTGTTGTTTTTGAGATCCACCGCAAGTTCATCAAGATAATGACTGGTCGTTGTGGCTCAGGCTCAAGTGTCCACTCGTTTATCATGCTGGAAGACGACGGCAAGTTCAAGCGCGGCGATATCCTCAAGGCTGCTTCATGGCGCGCACCTGCCAAAAACTTTGCTCGCGGCAACGTGCTGACTGGCAAGTTTGAACGCCGCGTCTCGTGGACAGGCGCACACTAAGGAGAATGAATATGACAGTCGATCAGATCCGCACAGCACTCGACCATATGGAAGCCAACTACAGTCTGGCTATGGACAATAGCGAATATGGTTTGGCTAATGCTTTCCTTGCCAAGATTGATTGGCTTCGTGAGGAGCTGGTTCGTGCAATCAAAGCCATTGATCCTTATACCACGGAAGCGGACATTCATTACTTTGAATGGCAGAACGATGGGCAGCCAAGTGAGATGCAGGAATGGCAAGATTATGACCGCGACTGCTGACACTTGACATTTGTTTGCCGATGATATATGATTAGCAGACAATCGAGGAGAGACCTATGGCTGACACGAAGATGGTTACACCTGGCGCGCTTGACAAGCTGGCTAAGCTGCTTGCTGCCGAAGATATCATGGTCGAACATCGCCCGATCAAAACGGCATACTTCGACGTGAAAAATCGTGTCTTGGCTTTGCCTATGTGGAAAGAGATGACTGAAACTCTGTACCACATGCTCGTGCTTCACGAGGTTGGTCATGCCCTCGAAACTCCAGCCGATGGTTGGAAAGGTTCTATTGAGAAGGTCAAAGAACGCGATGGTGTGCGCACTGGCGATACATTTCAAGGCTATCTCAATGTCGTTGAGGACGCGCGTATCGAACGCAAGGTCAAGCTAAAATTTCCTGGCTCTCGTCGTGACTTCATCGAAGGCTATAATTGGCTGCACGAACAGGACTTCTTTTCTGTCAAGAACAGAGACATTCAGCAGCTGCCATTGATTGACCGCATCAATCTTTATTTCAAGATTGGCACTCGTGCGCGCATTCTCTTTGCTCCAGATGAGCAAGTGTTCGTGAGCCGAGCCGAACAGACAATCACGTTTGCCGAGGTTGTTCAGCTTGCTGAAGATATCTTTGCCTATGCCAAAAAGAAAAAAGAAGATGAGCAGGAAGAGCAGACATTCCAGATTTTTGCCGAAGATGGCGAAGGCGACGAAGGTGACGATTATAACGAGTCAGACGTCGACAATGACGGCGAAGAAGGCAATGACGATGCTGAAGATGCTGAAGCTTCAGCCGAGAAAGACGTCAACGCAACCGGCGACCAGTCAGATCGTAGCGAAGGCGGTAACAATTCCGATCCAATGGACCATGGTGGTCTCGAATCCCTTACAGATCGTTCTATGAATGATCGTATGGAAGAGCTGCTTGACGAGTCAGTTTCTGGTCGTGAGTTTCAATATCTCATGTTCCCGAAAGATTTGGCTTTTGAGCCTTTTACCTATAACTTCAAGGATGTGCTTGGCTGGATCGAATACGACTTCACAAGAGGCAAGAAATCTTCTGTTGCCACTGGCTATCGCACTTATCTGCTCAATAACTTCCGTCGTGAGAATAACAACGCCATCAACTATATGGTGAAGGAATTCGAAATGAAGAAGGCTGCGGTTGCATATAGCCGTAGCAAGCAAGCCAAGACTGGTGTTATTGATACAAACAAGCTGCACAGCTATAAGTTCAACGACGACATCTTCAAACGTCTGATGATTGAGCCGACTGGTAAAAATCACGGTGTGGTTGCTATTCTTGATATGTCAGGCTCTATGTCTGGTAACTTCCGCGGCGCGATGGATCAGCTAATCTGCTTGGCTATGTTCTGCCGTCGTGTTGGTATTCCGCATCGTTTTTACGGTTTCACTTCTGTTATCAATGCTGGATTGTTCGATGTGTCTTTCCGAGAAAAGATGCTTCATAAAGAACGTGCACGTACAGCCAACAAGGCGAACATACTGGCTCGTCTCAAGAAGCCGTTTGTGTATCCTGATTCAGACTTCGATATGATCGAACTGTTTCATGAGGATATGAACTTGAAGGAGTTCAACACGATGGTTGGCTCACTTCTTTTGCAGGCTACTCGTTTTAGTCCGGGATATGGCTATAGCGACTATTGCGACGAGTATGTCAAAAAGTCTGGCTACAATACTGCATACGAATTGATCCTCAATACTATGACTAATGGTGCGATGCATTACTTTTCGCTCGGCGGTACACCGTTGAACGAAGCCATTTTGGTGTCGCGTGATCTATTGCGTAAGTTCCGCAAGGAAAAGAACATTCAGATCATGAACTACATTTGTATCACCGATGGCGAAAGCAATATGGCATCCTATGTTGATGCTTATGGTAAACGTCAAGCTTTGAATTGTGGTTATAGCAAAAACACAACTCGTATCTTTATCGACGAGGAATCTCGTATGCAGACTACGATCAACTTTCAGTCGAGTGCTGATTTGACTGGCATGTTTGCGCGTATTGTTCGTGATAGCCAAGATGCTAAGTTTGTTGGCTTCTATATTGTAAGCAGCCCTTACGATATTCGTAATGCCATCTATCGCTATGTTCCGTATGCCAAGCAAGAAGGCTGTCGTAACCAAATGAGCAAAGAAGGTTCTGTGGTTATTCCTGACATGATTAACTTCCACGAGTTCTATTTGATCCGTGGCGGCAAGAATCTTCAAAGCCAACAGGCTAAGTTTGAAGAAGCCAAAGAAATGACAAAAGGTCAACTAGCGCGGGCATTTATTGGTGCTCAGAACAAGCGTGGCGCAAGCCGCGTGATCCTCGGTCGGTTTATTGACAAGATTGCCTCTTGACACTAACTTGCCAACCATATATACTGGTACAGTAATGAGGAGAAAGCCAATGTTCAAGGTAAGCTATACACTCAAAGACGATAACAAGCTGCTTCACGAGGAATCGGCTACGTTTCGTTACCTCAAGGACGCGTTCGTGTTTATGCGCGAACTGCTGCTCCTTGGCGCAAAGCTTGTCGGCAAACCTACCATCGAGAGAATGTGACACTTGACAATAGTGCGCTCATATGGTATTATAAGATATAAGATGATGAAAGGTGATGGTAATGTTGAAGGCTAATCAAACCAAGTTCCTCGAAGCCATGACTTCGATTTATGGTAAGAATGCTATTGTTACTATGGCAGGCATCAAAGATGTTGCCGATGGTCACAAGTTCAAGCGTAACGATTACCGTTGGTTGACCCGCGAAGAACACCGCGCAGATCGTGGCAAATATCGTTTGCCCGATCTCACGTCAACATCCAATACCGAAAATCTTGCGGCGATGGCTGCTGACATTGTTCCGATCCGCCGCGAGACTCCTGTGGTTACCAAAAAGTTTGACCCGAACGCTATCTCCGAACACGACTATGCTCAGGTTCCTGAAAAGGACAAGCACTATGTTCCGTTTGGTGAATTCAAGATGATTGAAAAGATCGTATCATCTGGTATGTTCTTTCCTGTGTTTATCTCTGGTCACTCGGGCAACGGCAAGACCTTTATGGTCGAGCAGGTTTGCGCCAAGGTCAAGCGCCCGATGATCCGCGTTCAGATGTCGCGTGAAACTGACGAAGACGATTTGATTGGCGGCTTCCGTCTTATCGACGGCGAGACCAAGTTCATGAAGGGTCCAGTCCTTCGTGCAATGGAACTTGGTGCGCTGCTTCTCATCGACGAAGCAGACCGCGCAGATCCAGGCAAGGCTATGTGCTTGCAGGGTATCCTCGAAGGCAAGCCTTACTACATGAAGAAGACTGGCGAGATTGTTCACGCAACTCACGGCTTCAATGTTATCGTGACTGCTAATACCAAGGGTCGTGGCTCTGACGATGGTCGTTATGTTGCGGCTACCATGCTCGACGATGCTTGGCTTGAGCGTTTCCCGATTACCATCGAGCAGGAGTATCCTACTGCTGCAATTGAAAAACGCATCTTGACAAATTATCTGTCAGATGATACTATTACAGAAGATGACAAGGCGTTCATTGAACATCTTGTGGTCTGGTCAGAAATCATTCGCAAGACCTTTACCGAAGGCGCGATTGATGAACTGATCTCAACTCGTCGTCTTGTTCATATTGCACATACGTTCCGTATGATTGGCGACCGCATGAAGGCAATCCGCCTGTGCATCAACCGTTTCGACGAAGAGACGAAGACAGCGTTCCTCGATCTCTATGCAAAGGTTGATCTCACGAACACCCCCGTCACCGAGACTCCTGCTGCAGAAACCACCCAAGCAGCGGAGAACACTCAGGAAGTTTCTTTCTGAGTGTAATTCAACCACCAATGGAGTATATTGTTATGTCTAAGACTGAAGCTATCCTGAATGCCCTGCAGAACGGTGAAGAACTTACCGCTTCTCAGATTGCCGCTCGCTATGGCGTTGCCAAGCCGCACAATGTTATCTGCACGCTCCGCGAGCAGGGCTATGCTGTTTATCTGAACCAGCATACGAATTCGAAGGGTGAAGTCACTTCGAAGTATCGTCTTGGTACGCCTTCACGCAAGATGGTTGCTGCTGCTTATGCCGCTATGGGCAGCGAAGCTTTCTCGCGCGCAGCCTAACAGCTGCTATATAAGAGAGGGGCTACGGTCCCTCTCTTTACCATTCAATGGAGCAATAATTGACTACTGATAATCGTGAGCCTTGGGAACACCTCAAGGGTATTTCTGTAACCGTTCGCAACAATGATGTGAACGGTGCTTTGCGCATTCTAAAGAAGAAAGTCCAGCGTGAAAATCTTTTGCGTGATCTTTCCGAACGTGAACATTTCACAAAGCCTTCTATCAAGCGCCGCCTGAAAAAGCAGCAGGCTGTTATTCGTTGGAAGAAAAAACAAGCTGAGATTGCTGAGACACTCTAAGCGCAGCATACATAATAATATCATAATTTTTTGGAGTTGTCATGGCAGCAATGGAAATTTCAGTATCTATTGAAGAACTACGCAAAAAGAAAATCTTCGTCGCTACCCCAATGTATGGTGGTGCCTGCGGAGGTCAGTATACCAAGTCATCTGTCGATCTTGCACAGCTTGCGACCCAGTATGGCATGGACGTTCGCTTCTTCTATCTCTTCAACGAATCGCTAATCACTCGCGCTCGCAACTATCTGGTCGACGAGTTTCTTCGCAGTGATTGCACTCATCTCATGTTCATCGACTCCGATATTGGTTTCGATCCGAACGACGTTATCGCTCTCGCAGTTATTGCTGAAGAGGGCACTGACAAGCATATTGTCTGCGGTCCTTATCCTAAGAAGTGTATTGCTTGGGAAAAGATCAAGCGCGCAGTCGATAAAGGTTTCGCTGACAAGAATCCAGAGAATCTGGAAAAGTATGTTGGTGACTACGTGTTCAATCCAAAGGAAGGTACTGGTTCTATCCCACTCGACGAACCAGTTGAAGTGCTCGAAGGCGGCACTGGTTTCATGATGATCCAGCGAGCAGCTCTTGAGAGGTTTCAAGCGTCTTATCCTCAATACATGTATAAGCCCGATCACGTTCGTACAGAACACTTCGATGGTTCGCGTGAAATCCTGATGGCTTTCCAAGCGGAAGTCGATCCTGTCTCAAAGCGTTATCTCTCTGAAGACTACTGGTTCTGCCAGAAGGCTTGGGAGATCGGCGTCAAGACTTGGCTGTGTCCGTGGATGAAGCTCCAGCACATGGGTTCCTATGTGTTCGGTGGTTCGCTCGTTGACTTGGCTCAGATTGGCGCTGGTGCTACTGCTGATGTCGATCTTGTCAAGCCTAGAAACTTCAAAGGTAAGTAATGCTTATTCAACTAACACATCCAGAAGAAAACTACGAGTTGTGGATCGATCCCAGCGAAATCATCGTTATGGAAAGATACAACAAGAAGCGTTCATCAGCCATTCTTACTTTGGCTGATGATCGTCCTGATGTAACAGCCATCGTTCTCAAAAGCGGTAAGACCATGGCTTGCAAAGAGACTCCATCAGAAATCTTTGCTATCATGCGTAAAAACTCTTGACCTTGAACCCATACAGTGATACACTTATATTATTGGAGGCTACATGATGAAACTGTCTAAAGAAACCACTGAAATCCTGAAGAACTTTGCGACAATCAATCCGTCGCTAATCTTTCAGGCTGGTACGGTACAAAAGACCGTATCTCCTACCAAGACTGTCTTGGTAAAGGCAAACATTAGCGAATCGTTCGCTAAGGAATTTGCTATCTATGATTTGACTCAGTTCATCTCGACTATTACAATGTTCGAAGATGCTGATTTGAATCTTGGTAATGATACTGTTACCATTACCAATGGCAAAGCAAAAGCAAACATTCGCTATGCCAAGAGCGATCTTATTCAAGCTCCTCCTGCTAAGGAAATCAATCTTCCATCAACGGAAATTAGCTTTACCTTGGAAGAAGCTGCTATGAAGGGCGCTCTCCGTGCTGCTGGTGTTCTGGGTCTACCAGAAATTGCTCTTGTTGGTAAGAACGGTAAGGCTTATCTTACTGCTCTCGACTCACGCAACGATGGCTGTCATACCTTTGAGTATGAAGTTGGCGATGCCAATGCTAACTACCGCATGATCTACAAGATCGACAATCTAAAGTTGCTGGACCGTGAATACGAAGTTCGTGTTTCAGCTAAGGGTATCTCGCACTTCAAGTCCAAGACTGGCGATATCGAATACTGGATTGCGACCGAACAAGGTAGTAAATACGGTGAATAAAAAAGAGGGGCTTCGGTCCCTCTTCTCTTTTATAATATGGAGCCAAGATGCGTGAAGAATTTCTCTGGGTTGAAAAGTATCGTCCTCGCAAGATTGCAGACTGTGTTCTGCCTGAGGATTTGAAGTTCACATTTCAGGAGTTTGTGAACAATGATAATATTCCAAATCTTCTTCTCTCTGGTAGTGCTGGTGTTGGTAAGACAACAGTGGCTCGTGCCATGCTGGAAGAAATCAACGCCGACTATATTGTTATCAACGGATCGATGAATGGTAACATCGACACTCTCCGAACCGACATTCGAAACTTTGCAGCGACTGTGTCATTCACAGGCGGAAGAAAGTATGTTATTCTCGACGAAGCTGACTATCTTAATGCCAATTCGACGCAACCAGCGTTGCGTAACTTTATGGAAGAATTTTCCAGCAACTGCGGGTTCATTCTCACCTGTAACTTTATCAACAGGATTATCGATCCACTTCATTCTCGCTGTTCCGTCATAGAGTTCAAGATCGGTGCTAAGGAGAAAGCTGAACTTGCGAAGCAGTTTCTCGCGCGCGCGTGCGGGATTCTGGATCAAGAAAATGTTGGTTACGAAAAGAAAGTCTTGGCTGAAGTGATTATGAAGCACTTCCCAGACTGGCGTCGAGTTCTCAACGAGCTTCAGCGTTATTCTGTTCGTGGTACAATCGATTCTGGTATTCTCGCGAGTGTTGACAATGTAGAGATCAAGGAACTTGTCAAATATCTAAAAGGTCGCGAATTCGAATCCATGCGCAAGTGGGTTGCTACGAACGCTTCGATGGATGTCAATACACTATTCCGCAAGCTATATGATGCAGCAAGTGATATCATGAAGCCAGATTCGATTCCAGCACTTGTTCTTGCTTTGGCTGACTATCAATACAAAGCTGCGTTTGTCGTCGATCAAGAAATCAATATGGCTGCTTGCATGACGCAGATCATGATGGATTGTGAGTTCAAGTAATGAGCAATATTGTTTCTCTGATCGAAGAACGTTTTCTGCAACCAGAAGAATCTGATCATAGATATGACAAATCACCATTCAAACATCTAAAGAGCATGTTGCCTAAACAAAAGGGCAAACGGTTCGAACAGATTACCGAATGTGTAATTCGCAAGCTCGGTTATGATGTAAGAGATCGTGTATCGCCTGATCACGATCTTATCATCGACAATATAAAGTGCGAGATCAAAGGTGCAACTTTGGTCAAAGGCAAAGACATCTTTTCGTTTCTACAGATACGAGCAGATCAAGACTATCAAGAACTAGTCTTTACTTTATTCTATCCGCATGATATGATTATTCTTAGAATGGACAAAGAACTGGTAAAGACATTAATAAATAATGGTACGTTCAAGAAGCAGCACGGTGGCAACAAGGCTGAGTCTGGAACGTATTGCTACTACGGAAACGAAAAGACACTTGAAGCACTTGGGGCAACCAGAGTAAATGGAAAGTCTGCCTAAGACAATTACCACTCAGGAATTGATGAGCTTGGACTATCGCTACAACTATAGCGATGACGAGCTTATGCAAGACTGGGAAAAGCTACGAGCCACAATCAAGTTCAAGTCTGGTGCGCAGTTCAAGCCTGGTATGAAGTTGTGTCAACACTTCTTTGACAACTTCTGGTCCATCGAAAACGAGAAGGGTCAATCCTTCGCGAAAGCGTGGGCTGACTATCAGATTATGGATCAGGTTCGTGAATGGGGATTGCAAGGCATGAGCCAGCTTTGGTTGAGCTGGATTCGTCGCGCGGTCTATATGCGTGCAAGTCTTCCCAATTCAAGTTTCTATCGCCCGCACTTCTCAAAGCAGATTTGCATGATGACCCGTAAGTATGAAGGGCGAGTATTTGATCCTTGTATGGGTTGGGGTGGTCGCTTGCTCGGTACAGTCGCTCAAGGTTGGCATTATACTGGTTGCGATCCAAACAAACAGACCTATGCTAATCTACAGCGAATGATTAGCTTTCTTGGTATTGACAATAGTGTATCAATTCACAATATTGGTGCCGAAGAATTTGACTTTGCCTCGATTGATCCTGTCGATGTCGTTGTAACATCTCCGCCATACTTCAATCTGGAGATTTACACAGACGATAAGAATCAGTCATACAATAAGCATGATACATATAGTAGCTGGAGAGACAACTGGTATATCCCGCTTATCGAAAAGTCTCTTGCTGTTTTGAAAGATGATGGAATCTCTGCCTGGAACGTGATGAACTTCAAAGGTAACGATCTAGTCGGTGATCTTATTTCAACTCATGAGAAGCATGGTTGGAATATTGTAGGGACAGTTGGCTTCAATAGCCCTCTGTCAAATATGAGAAAACTGAAGAACAAAGATGTGACATACCTATTCAGAAGGTAATTCGTTATGAAACTGAAAACTAAATTTGAAAAGCCTAATGCTACAATGAATACACTCTTTTCCGTTCTTGGAATGGAGAAGCCTATTCTCTGTGCCGAAGATATTATGCCACAGGTATATAAGTCGCTCGGCGAATCTGGTTCATCATCAATCTACTTTGATTGGTGTACACCAGATACGGGAAAACGACGTTCGCTCGGACTTCGAACAAGCTGCGAACGCAATCTTGATATCTCAGCTTGGTATAGACTTCGTGTAAAGTTGCCTGTAAGCAATACAAACTTTTCTTATGTTGGCGTTACTGATTCCGAAACTGGAACTCTCTATCATAGACTTTATATTGCTTGTAGTGCTATGGAAGGTACTCTTCACAAAACAGAAAGTCACGCCTTTACAAAAATCCATCATATACTGGAAAATAATGATCTAACTTTGCACGATCTAAGTATATCGTTTGATCATTGCCCAATTCCGGAAGACTTGTTTGGTATTTCTTCTTATGAGATCGAAACACTTTTGATTGCTAATGAACGAAATCAGGGTTATGTTGTTTTGAATAAGGGGTGTTATGGCTTCTAAACCTTTTATCTATGTCGAAAGTGTCAGTAACACTAAAAAGAACTTGATGAAAGGGACAGCAAATGATGAATTGGCTGAAAAAGGATACGATCCCTATAAAACCAACAAATCGATGTCATACTTTTCTGACGGTATTCTTTTTGCCAACGAGATGAATATGAGGCCTCATCTCGACAACAAGCCACAATACGAGTATTTGCTAAATAGTCTGCGGAAGCGTAAAAGGTTTGCCCGATGGGTCAAGAAAGAACCTAATGCTTCCGTTGAGATGATCATGGAATACTATGGCTATGGTCGTTCGAAGGCTGAGGAAGCTCTCAGAGTTTTGACCGATGAACAGCTTGCCATGATCGAGGTAGCACTCGACAAAGGTGGAAAGGTATGAACACATCGGTTGAAAGTATGGTCGAAGTAAAGCTTCGATCATCAGAAGATTTCCTAAAGATTCGTGAAACACTTACCCGTATTGGTGTCGCTTCTCGACGCGACAAGGTATTGTTTCAGTCATGTCATATCCTGCACAAGCAGGGTCGTTACTATATTGTTCACTTCAAAGAATTGTTTGCTCTAGATGGTAAGCCAACCAACTTCTCAGACGAAGACAAGGCTCGCCGTAATACAATTGCCAATCTTCTTGCCGAATGGGATTTGATTGACATTGTAAGTCTGGAGAGAACTAAGGAACCAGTCGCTCCCCTAAACCAGATCAAGATTCTGGCACATAAGGAAAAGAACGATTGGAAGCTCGAAGCAAAATACAATATCGGAAAAAAACGTTCTGATACTTGACATTTTTTGTTGCGGTGCTTATATATACAGTTGACGGTGCCTGATGGACTGTCTAATTCAACCTTGCCTAACAGGAGGTAATTACTATGGCAAACTCATACACACAACTCCCTTCCGCTTTCGCTTCTTTCGATCCATTTTCTGTTGGTTTCGACAAGAGCTTCAAGCTGCTTGCTGATCAGCTAGAAACAATCGGTAAGAACGTTCCTGGCTATCCGCCTTACAACATCAAGAAGGTTGATGATAACAAGTATGTCATCGAACTGGCTGTTGCTGGTTTCGCAAAGACTGATCTTGAAATCACTCTTGACGGCGGCAAGCTAACAGTCGCTGGTAAGACTAAGGATGCCAGCGATCTAGACAACGCAAATGTCTACTACTTCTATAAGGGTATCGCAGAGCGCGCGTTCACACGTACGTTTACTCTTGCTGACTCCGTAGAAATCAAGGATGCTGAAATGATTAACGGCATTCTGAAAGTTTGGCTCGAAAATATCATTCCTGATAGTAAGAAGCCTAAAAAGATCGATATCAAGGACTAATCGTATATTGATTTATTGATTATAGCTGGGTAGCAATCCTGCTGCCCAGCTTTTCTACGCAGGGAGATACGTATGTTAGAAGCTATCCGCAATACACTTCGATACTATATAACCATTGTTGAGCTTGTCAAGTTGACAGACGAAGAACTCGGTCATCTCAATCTCAAGCGCGGCGATGTCGTTCACGTTGCACTCAAGCAGTATTGGAAAGACAATGGCCTCAATTCTCGCGCTTTTCACTGAGTTCAAGCAACTCTTTCGTCAGATGATGGGCAATAGACCTTATGGTTGAATCCCTTCGTAAACTGTTATCTAATATGCTAGATCACTTCTCTAATATGGGAAGCTATCCTAACGGCTAAATAGCGCGGAAGGAGGCTCCCATGTTAGTGACACACGAACAACTATGTCAATTCTTTGAAGATACAACAGAAGAATGGCTGTTAGAATGTTTAGAACCGCTAAACGACGCTCTAGCATTCTATGAAATCAATACCCCACAGCGCATTGCCATGTTCTTGGCTCAAGTCGGACACGAGTCCGCAGGTATGTCTGTGATGGAAGAAAACCTAAACTATTCCGCTCAAGGTCTCAACAAGATTTTTCCTAAGTATTTTATTCGTGCTGGTCGCGATGCAAATGCTTATGCAAAGAAGCCAGAAAAGATTGCGAACGTAGTTTATTCAAGTCGCATGGGTAACGGCGACGAAGCATCCGGTGACGGCTATCGCTATCGTGGTCGCGGCTTTATTCAGCTTACAGGCAAGAGCAACTATAAAGCTTTTGCTGAAGATATGGAGATGCCACTTGAAGAAGCAACCGCTTGGTTGGAAACAGCTGAAGGTGCTGTCTGGTCTGCATGTTGGTTCTGGGATTCTCGTGAACTAAACAAGTGGGCTGATAAGGGTGATATTCTAACTGTAACCAAGAAGATCAACGGTGGAACAATCGGTCTTGAAGATCGTAAGCATCATTATGAAGAAGCACTACATATATTTGCATAATTGGACTGAGGTCGTTTATGAATAACAAGTTTATTACAATTGATGGTTTGAAGATTCGCTATATTGACGAAGGTGCTGGTCGACCGATCCTTCTGTTGCATGGTGGTTCTATCGGTTCTTCCGTTGAATCGTTCAAGTATGTTATTCCAGGCTTGCTCAAGGCGGGATATCGTGTCCTCGGTTTTGATCAGCCTGGATGTGGTCTTTCAGACATTCCCGCAGAAGATGAGAAGGCAACTCGCGAGTATCGTGAGTTTGTTGTAACCGAGTTTGTCCAAGCACTTGATCTCAAGGATGTAGTGCTTGTTGGTCATTCTCAGTCTGGTGGTATCGTAGGAAAGTTGCTGCTAAAGAAACCCGAGTTCTGCACTGCTGCTGTTTTCCTTTGCGCTGGAATCTGTCTTCCACACTCAGAACGTTTCAAGCCTGGCAATCATAAGAAAGACAAGCACGAAAACTTTTCGACCGAACCAACGGTCGAAGATATACGCACATTCTTCGAATACAATCTCTACAACCATGATCTTATCACAGAAGAAGTTCTGAATGATAGACTCAAATATAGTGTAGGTGATTTATACAATTTCTTCGTAAAGCATAGAAGTATGCCTAAGAACACAGACTACTATCTGTGGGCTAAGTTCATTGAAGTGGATATCCCCATGATGTTTGTTTATGGTGGGTCTGACGACAAACGGGACGATGCAACAGTTAGGGTTGAAAAGATGCGAGCGGTTTATCCGTATCCACACTTCTCAATTCATCTATTCGATAACTGCAAGCATTATCCTCATTGGGATCATCCAGAACTTACTGTCGATAAGGTCATTGAATTCCTAGAAAATTATAAAGAAAAGGAAACACAATGCCTAGATTTGGAAACCCAGACCCAAACGAAGAACCAGTAAAGATTCCAGTTGCTATGGATCAGCTAGATCCAGCAACAAAAGGTGCAGCGTCAAGAATTGACATGGGCTATAGCAGACCATCATTCGGTTCTGCTTCAATGGCACCAGCTGCACCACAGCTTTCCGAAGCAGCACAGCTCGCAAAGATTGAATTAGAAAAGAAACAATGGGAAGCTGAGAACGCAAAGCAGAACGAAGACTGGATGGTCAAGAAGTGGCGTCCAGCAATGGGTTGGTGTTATATGGTTATCTGCGTGCTTGATATGGCAATTTTTCCAGTGCTATGGTCAATCGCTCAGGTTATGACAAAGACACCGATGGTTCAATGGAATCCACTCACGCTGCAAGGCGCTGGTCTATTCCATCTCGCAATGGGAGCTGTCCTTGGTATTGCCGCATGGTCCCGCGGTCAAGAAAAGATTCAAGGCGTAACGAAGTAAGGACATATTATGGATAATGCACAAAATGTAACTGCGATTATGATGCTGCGTCTCATCAACGGTGATGAGATTGTTGGTAAGGTAAGTGTGGTAAGTAATGTGATCAAGGTGTCTAAGCCTGCTGCTGTTATGATTCAGCCTGGCGCAGCAGGTAAAGCACAAATGGCTCTTGTCGATTACATTCCTATGGCTAAGAGCAAAGATATCATGCTTGACTCGCGCAATGTGCTTTTCACATACGAGCCAGATGATCAGATCGAAGCAGCATATCAGCAAAACTTTGGATCAATGCTTGTGCTTCCAAAGAAAGGCATCTTGACAGCGGTATCATAATGTAGTAGTATTACATTATGAAATTTTACACAAATGTCCTTGAATACGGCAACAACATTCTCGTTCGCGGTTACGACCGCGGACGTCCCTTCAATGAAAAGATTCCATATCAACCAACTCTCTATCTTCCGTCAAAGCGCCCAAACGCCGAATGGAAAACTATCCGTGGGCTTCCGCTTGATCCGATGCCTTTCGATTCCATTCGTGATGCGAAAGACTTTCTTCAGCGATACGAAGATGTCAGCAACTTTGATGTCTATGGTCTTCCGCGCTTTCTCTATGCCTATCTCAACGACGAGTATCAGAACGAGATCGTTTATGATCGCGATCTAATCAAGGTTGCATATATCGATATCGAGGTTAGCTCTGAGTTTGGCTTTCCAACTGTCGACCGTGCATCCGATACTGTTACCGCTATCACTCTAAAGAAAGATGGTATCTTTCATGTTTGGGGTTATGGTGAGTTTGAAGTAAAGCGCGATGATGTTCGTTACTATCAATGCAACAACGAGAAGGAACTCTTTATCAAGTTTCTGAGCGAGTGGAGCAACGAGTATCCAGATATCGTGACTGGCTGGAACGTTACGTTCTTCGATATTCCGTATCTTGTTCGTCGCATGAGCGCAGTTCTCGGCGAAAGCGAAGCGAAGCGTTTCTCTCCTTGGAAGATTATCAAAGCACGACAGGTTCGCACAAAGTTCAAAGAAGAAACCGTCTATAACATTGGCGGTGTCGCTACACTCGACTATCTTGAAATGTATCAGAAGTTCACTTATACTCAGCAAGAGAGTTATAAGCTGGACCATATTGCGTTTGTGGAACTTGGTGAGCGCAAGCTATCGTATGACGAATACGAAACGCTGCATGAGTTTTACATGAACGACTTCCAGAAGTTCATTGAGTATAACATTCGAGATACAGAACTTGTCGAAAAGCTAGACGACAAGATGAAGCTAATCGATATGGCTCTCGCGCTCGCGTACGACGCGAAGGTTAGTTTGATGGATGTATTCACGCAGGTTCGCATGTGGGATACAATCATTCACAATCATCTATTCAAACAAAAGATCGCTGTTCCTCAATCTTACGATAACAAGAAAGACGAACAGTATGTTGGCGCACATGTCAAAGAACCAAAGCCCGGTGGCTATGATTGGGTTATGTCGTTCGATTTGAACTCTCTATATCCGCATCTTATCATGCAGTATAATATCTCACCCGAGACAATGCTTCGAGATAATCGTGGGCAAACTATCAAGGTCGAGACTACTGTTGATGAACTGCTCGACGGTATCTTTCCAGAAGTTCCAGATGGATATGGTCTAGCTGCAAACGGCTGCTTCTTCAGCAAAGCTCGTCAGGGCTTCTTGCCTGAGATCATGGAGCGAATGTATAATGATCGTGTCGTCTATAAAGACAAGATGATTGCAGCACAGAAGGAATACGAAGCCACAAAATCAAAACAAGCAGCGAAAGATATCTCACGATATAAGAATATGCAGCTTGCTAAAAAGGTTCAGTTGAACTCAGCTTACGGCGCGATTGGTAATCCACACTTTCGTTTCTTCGATATCAATCAAGCGACGGCTATCACTCTCGGTGGTCAGCTTTCTATTCGTTGGGCTGAAAACGAAATGAATAAGTATTTGAATAAGCTACTCAAGACCGAGGACTATGATTATGTCATTGCTGCCGATACGGACTCGCTGTACATCTGCTTTGATAAGCTTGTACGTCAAGTGTTTGAGGTACGAGGAGATCAGCATTCTTATTCTGAAGAAGATAAGCAAAAGATCGTCAACTTTTTGGACAAGGTCGCTTCTCAGAAAATTGAACCAGTTATTGATCGTATCTATTCGGATCTTGCTATTCGGATGGGCGCATTCGCGCAAAAGATGAACATGAAGCGAGAGGTCATCGCTGATCGTGGTATCTGGACTGCGAAGAAGCGATACATTCTCAACGTTCATGATTCTGAAGGTGTGCGCTATGCCAAGCCGAAGCTAAAGATCATGGGCATCGAAGCGGTCAAGTCATCAACTCCTGCCGTTTGTCGTAAAGCAATTATCGATGCTCTCAGTATCATTATGACTCAACCAGAAGAAGAACTGCACAAATTTATCGCCGAGTTCAAAACAAAGTTCTGTTCTCTTAGCTTCGAGGAAGTTGCTTTTCCGCGATCAGTCCAAGACCTAACTAAATACAAAAACGAAACAAAGAGCATTCCGATTCATGTTCGTGGTGCATTGCTCTATAACAATTTGGTAAAGAAGAACAATCTTACCAAGAAGTATGAGCTAATCAAAGACGGAGAGAAGATTAGGTTCTCTTATCTCAAGATGCCTAATCCAGTTCGTGATAACGTAATTTGCGCTTTCTCTGCTCTTCCTTCCGAGTTTAGACTGGAAGAGTATATCGACTACGATATTCAATTTGAAAAAGCGTTCATGTCTCCGCTCAATTCTATTCTGCAAAACATTGGTTGGCATGCAGAAAAGCAGAGTACACTAGAGGATTTCTTTTCGTGATTGATAAACTGTTGATTGATGCTCTTGACCGAGCATCTACTAATAAAGAAGTTGCTGTTCTTTTGTCTGGCGGTGTAGATAGCGTTTCTGTTGCTTTTGCTGCTCATCGATTAGGCAAGAAGATTACAGCTTATACTTTTCACTTGAAGGATCAACCGACTTACGATTCCCAGAAGGCAGTACACATTGCGGATACAATGGGCTGGGATTGCAAGGTTGTCGAAGTCCCTACAGATAGTAAGACGGTCGAAGATTCGTTTGTAGAGTTGGCTAGAAAGTATCATTGTATAAAGAAGACACACTTTGAATGTTGCTATCCGTTTCTGTTTGTATATCCGCAAATCGAGTTTGACGAAGTATTGAGTGGATGGGCTGCAGATGGATACTATGGTGTTTCGAAACGCGCGCACTTGCATTTCAAAAGTCCGAAGAGTAAGTTTGACGAGTTTCGTGATGCATACTTCAAAGATTATAGTCGTGCTGGATACAACTGGCACAAGAGAATTGCAGACGAACACAATAAGAAGTTTATAACACCGTATTTGACGCAAGAGGTTTCGGATTACTTTTATACAATGGATTGGTATCAACTCAATCAACCATTTCAAAAGCATCATGTAGTCGAAGCGTTTCCAGAATTCAAACAAGTTGGTGGCGTCAAGAAGCATATCAATCTACAGCTTGGTTCTGGTATCGACAAGCTGTTTGAAGAAAAAGTTCTTACTAATAAAACGCTAAACTTCAAAAATAGAATTCGTATTATGGATGTATGTCGCGATTGGACAAATACATCAGCATCAAATCTAGAGGGCTTCTTTGCATGAGTGTCAAAATTCCACAAGAGTATCTTGGCTATGACTTTGGTTTCACTGGAGTCGATGAGCATGAGATCAAGCATGACGTTCTACAAGAGCTAAATGCAAAAGACCAAGCTCTCACTGAAAAAGAGGAAGAGCTACAAGAAAAGATCAAAGTATTGGAAAGTATGATTGTTCCTTTGCTAAACAATCTAATCAAGACTTCTGACAAAGCTTACATCTATTGGCCTAATCGTAAAGACAAGTGTCAAGAGATGTTGGAAAAAGTATTGAAGACAACAAGAGGTTTGTGATGACTAGTACATTGACTCAGCTAAATCCGCCGATTCCGCTGATGACTCCAAAGGGAAGAGCAGTTGCTCACTTCATTATCGACTATGGTGTTGAAAATGATCTTATGTGGGTTTGCTTTCAGGATGATACTGGCGAATGTTGGACTTGGGAAAATGCTCACATTCGTGCGCGCGTAAACGCAACGATCGGTAGAAACAAGATGAGCAAAATCAATGTTTGAAGTTACAGAAGAAAACTATCATATTTTCCTAACGTGGCACGGACACGATCTGGAAGCGGCACAGTGGGTAGTTGATACTCAAGATGCAAACTCCCCACTGCTATCTGTCCGTCTATGGGTTGAAGCATCGAAAATGCTTCTAAAGAAACATGGTTCTAAATCTAGATAGAATTCTAATTATGATAACGGGGATCGCACTCTCCGTTGTCGCTGCTTGGTATTCAGTTACAGGTCTCACAGCTATCTTCGCTGGAGCCTACTGGGCTGTTGTGATTCTCGGCGGAACACTAGAGTTTGGTAAAATTGTTCTAGCTTCTTGGTTATACAGAAATTGGAAATACGTTCCATTTCTACTCAAGACATACTTCACAATCGCATTGTTAGTTCTTATGCTTATTACAAGCATGGGCATCTTTGGTTTCTTATCTAAAGCACACCTTGAACAAACTTCTCCTGCTGGTGATGTAGCTGCTAAGATAGAACGCATCGACGGCTCTCTCGCGCGCGAGCGCGGGCGTATCACGCGCGGAGAGCAACAACTAGCACAAATGGATAAGGCTATCGATGCGATTATTGATCGTAACAATCGTGCCCAAACAGCTATGCAAGTTCGCACTCAGCAAAAGAAAGAGCGCGATATGATTGCAGCTGAGATAAAAGATGCCCAAGTCAATATTGACAAGCTGCTAGACGAGAAAGCGCCACTTATGGCAGCAACACGTGCGATCAAATTAGAAGTAGGTCCTATTCGCTATGTTGCTGAAATGATTTACGGCGAAGGCAACGAGCGCGATCTCGAAGCAGCTATTCGCGCAATGATTCTGTTGCTTGTTCTCGTCGTCGATCCATTGGCTGTATTGATGATTATCGCAGCCAGTAGAAATCTAAAAATGGATGTCGATAGAATTGATGCAATCGCGACAGACGGCGATCTATGGGAACCTGTTGTCCTAGAAAAGAAGTCTTGACAATTTGTGGCTATTCTGTTACTATTATGATTGGAGGTGAGAAATGTCTCTCAAGGAAAAACTTATCAAGAATTCAACAATCGCATTTACGGCTACACTAGAAGATTCCAAAATCTTTACCAAGAAAGATGTTATTCCAACATCTGTACCAATGATCAACGTTGCGTTGTCTGGTTCAATAGATGGTGGTCTAGTTCCTGGCATTACAATGCTTGCTGGTCCATCGAAGCACTTCAAGACTGGCTTTGCGCTTCTTATGGCTTCGGCTTTCCTCAAGAAGTATTCTGATGGTGTAATTCTTTTCTACGATTCAGAGTTTGGTACACCGCAGGCATACTTCAATACATTTGGTATTCCGTTTGATTCGGTTGTTCATACACCAGTGATGGATGTAGAGCAGCTAAAGTTTGATATCATGAAACAGCTGACTGGTCTTGAGCGCGGTGATCGCGTCATGATTGTCATCGATTCTATTGGCAATCTTGCTTCTAAGAAAGAAGTTGAAGATGCGCTGAATGAGAAGTCTGTTGCGGATATGTCTCGTGCGAAGCAGCTCAAGTCTTTGTTTCGTATGATTACTCCGTATCTTACTCTCAAAGATATTCCTATGGTTGTGGTCAATCATACCTATAAAGAAATTGGTCTCTATCCAAAAGATATCGTTGGTGGTGGCACTGGTTCTTATTATGGCTCAGACAATATCTGGATTCTTGGTCGTCAGCAAGATAAAGACTCTGACGGTATTCAAGGCTATCACTTTGTTATCAACGTGGAGAAGTCACGCTATGTCAAAGAAAAGTCCAAGATCCCTATTACTATCAACTATGAAGGAGGTATCAATAGGTGGAGCGGTCTACTGGATATCGCTATTGATGGTAATTATATTGCTAAACCTAAGGTAGGTTGGTACGCTCGTGTCAATAGAGAAACCGGCGAAGTTATTGCTCCAAACATGAGAGCAGCTGATATCGTCGACAACGGTGAGTTGTGGAAAGATATTTTCAAGACTACAGACTTTGCAGACTACATCAAGAATCGCTATTCTATCGCACACGGCGCTATTATGGGGGAAGAAGATGAAACTAATCAGTGAACATTATGATGATAAGAGTATCAAGTCAGCTAAAGTCTATCTTGATAAAGATACATATTGCGTAGAGTATATTCAAAACGAACAAGTTGTTTCACTTAGATACTTTCCTGGGCATTCTATCTACATGGCAGAAGATGCAGCTGAAAATTGGGTTAGTGGTATTTTGAGGTATGAGCATGTCACAGCGGACTATTGACAATCCAGTTGCAGTAGCTTACAATCATATTCAACATCCTGAGGTAAAAGACTTTATCTGTATTCGCATTGAAGAAGGCGAGTTTGAAGGTATGGTCTATCATTATGAAAACCTAAAGGTTGGTGATGAAACTGATGATGGTGGCGCACTACTCAATTTCAATTATCATGTGATAGAATCATTCTTAGCCGAAGAGATGCTGACTGAATCTATCAAGACTCGTTTTGAAGATACTATCGCTGGTATCCTTTATGACATTTTGCTCAAACAAGTAGGAAAGATCGGGAATGAAGATCGAACTGACGATCCTAAAGAATCTGGTTCACAATGAAGATTTTGCCCGCAAAACATTACCATTTCTAAAAGAAGAGTATTTTAGTGATTCGTCTGAGCGTATTGTATTCAGACGAATCACTGAGTTTATGACTAAGTATAATGCTCGTCCTACACGCGAAGCAATTGGCATCGATATTGAGTCGAGCACAAATCTAACAGAACAAGATCACAAGATGTCTATGGAACTGGTTCGTCAGCTTGTCGAGCCAGAACCTAGTGACCCAACTTGGTTGCTTGAGTCAACCGAGTCTTTCTGCCAAGAACGAGCTGTGTTCAATGCAGTCATGGATAGTATCGCTATCCTCGACGGTAAGGATAACAATCGCACAAAGAACTCTATTCCTGAGATTCTATCAGAAGCTCTTGGCGTATCGTTCGATAGTCATATCGGTCACGACTTCATCGACGACTATGAAGATCGCTATGACTACTATCATCGCGTGGAAGAAAAGCTGCCGTTTGATCTTGAGTATATGAACAAGGTTACTCGTGGTGGTCTATCTCGCAAGTCACTCAATATCATCCTCGCTGGCACGGGTGTTGGTAAGACTCTTGCGATGTGTCACTTCGCAGCAGCTAATCTTGCGATGGGTAAGAACGTTCTGTATATTACCATGGAGATGGCTGAAGAAAAGATTGCAGAACGTATCGACGCGAATCTGTTGAACATTGCTACCGAAGATATCAAGCAGCTTCCGCGTGATTTGTTCGAGAGCAAGATCGCTCGACTGAAAGCAAAGACTACAGGCAAGCTGATCATCAAGGAGTACCCAACTGCTTCTGCTCACGTCGGTCACATTCGCCATGTGTTGAATGAGTTGAATCTAAAGCGTAACTTCGTTCCTGATATTATCTACATCGACTATCTCAACATCTGCTGCTCGTCGCGTATCAAAGCTGGTGGAAACGTCAACAGCTATACCTACATCAAAGCTATCGCAGAAGAACTGCGTGGGCTTGCAGTTGAGCGCAACTTGCCTATCGTATCTGCTACTCAGACAACTCGCTCTGGTTATTCTAACAGCGATCCTGGTCTTGAAGATACGTCCGAGTCGTTCGGTTTGCCTGCAACTGCTGACTTCATGATTGCACTGGTTCGCACGGAAGATGCAGACGCGCGCGGTCAAATCCTAGTCAAGCAGCTCAAAAACCGCTACAGCGATCCGTCCGAAAACAAGCGTTTCTTTGTCGGGGTCGATCGGGTAAAGATGCGACTATTTGACCTCGAGGAATCTGCCCAAGACGATCTAATTGATGATAGCCGTGGTGGCAAGACAAAGCGCGCCGACGCGGTAATGGATAACACCAAGTTTGGAATGGAAGAACGTGAAAGATCAAAGCCAAAATCCAAGTTTAGCAACTTCAAATACTGAATGGCTAAATAGCAAGTCTATTGACAATCTACAGCATTTGGAGTATGATAGTCCACTAAGCATAAAGGGAGGTGCCATGATCCCAGAGGCTTTGGAATACGCAAAAAACTCCGCCCATATTACCCTTGAGGGCGGAAGCTATAGAAAAAAGAAGCTAGTAAAAAGCGCTGCCAGATGGATGCTTGGATACGTTCTAGGTACCCGTTTAGCCAACAATATCGACCTAAACATTAGGTTCGAAGAAGACCTCAAGAATACCCCTATCTACGCCACGGTAACGTGGGAAGACAACAATCACAAACCTCGTGTCTTCGATATGGAATTGTGTAACTACATTACAGACAGAACAATGATGCGTGTTCTCTCGCATGAGATTGTTCATATTCGTCAATATGCTACAGGCGATCTAAAAGACTTAGCACTTCAGGCTGATTACTGTAAATGGAAGAACAAGCTCGTCAAAGTCGATGGGCAAGGTCGTGTTAGATATTGGGATCTTCCTTGGGAAATTGAAGCGCGCCGTGATGAAAAAGAAATCTTCCGTGAGTGGCGCATTGCGCATGGTTATCATTTCAAACAAAAGACTGGAGAGATTTATAAGTGATCACGATCTATAGTAAAGATAATTGTCCTTGGTGCGATAGAGCAAAAGAGCTTTTGACAAATAAGAATGAATCATATAATGAGATAAAGATCGGTCGTGATATCACCCGCGACGAGTTTATGGAACAATTTCCAAACGTCAGAACCGTCCCATATATTTTGGTCAACGAAGAAGTGCGCGGCGGTTACGATGTTCTCGTGTCTCACTACAATTCGCTCTCATAGCTTAGTGGTCTAAAGCCAACCGCTCATAACGGTTTGATCCTAGGTTCGAATCCTAGTGGGAGCCCCAGTTTATAAATAAATAATGCGCAAAATCGCAGCTACAGTGATCATGTCGATCACTCTGTGCGGCTGTACGATTTCTAATGTAGAACAGCCGCGCATCGTCAGTTCATACCAAGTAAAAGCCTCATGGTATGAATGTTGTAAGAAAACCGCAAACGGAGAAAAATTCGATCCAGAAGGAATGACTGCGGCTCATCGCAGCTTGAAGTTTGGGACGAGGCTTAGAGTAACAAATCCCAGCAATGGTAAATCAGTCATCGTTAGGATCAACGACCGTGGTCCCTTTATAAAGGGTGTTGATCTAGACGTTTCGAGAGGTGTTGCAAGATATTTGGATATGATAAAGAAAGGTCATGCCAAACTTCTTGTCGAACAGTTGGCTCATGACTAAGGAGGTGCTTGTTTTGTCATGAGTCGGGGAGGCGTGTGGTGCGCCTCCCCTTTTGTTTTTATAAATAGGGCTAGATGTTAGGATTCAAAGAATATATCGCCGAGAATGTCGGAGCAGGAAGTTTGTCGGTATTTGATATCGACGATACGCTTTTTCATACGACAACGAAGGTCTATGTTACTAAAGGGGGAAAGAAGGTCGGCGAACTTTCCCCCGCCGAATTCAATGTATACAAACTAAAGCCAGGCGAAGAATTTGACTTCGCACAGTTTCGTTCAGCAGAAGTATTTGCTAAGACTGCAAAGCCAATTGAAACTGTATTCAAGACAGCTAAGAAAATGATCAATCGTTTTCGTGCGCATCCTAACAAGCGTATTATTATCTGCACGGCACGCGCTGATCTTGATGACAAGCATCTGTTTCTCGATACGTTCAAGAAGTATGGATTTGATATTAGCAAGGTTCATGTTTACCGTGCTGGTAATATCAAAGCTCCAGGTGCAGAAGCTAAGAAGCAGATCGTACGCGATCAGATGAAAGCTGGTCAGTATTCTTTTGCTCGTATGTTTGATGATGCAAAAGCAAATCTTGATAAGTTTTTAGAACTCAAGCAAGAGTTTCCAGAAGTAAACTTCGAAGCGTTTCTCATTCATGAGGACGGTCGCATCACAAGGTATAACCGCTAATGGCAAAGCTCAATCAAGGTGACGTAATTGAAGGCATCTTTTCGATTGCGCTTGGTTTATATGCTGCTTACGGTAAGATCGATAAAGCGAAGCTAAATGCGTTTCGAGCAAAGATTGAACCTGCCATGTTTAGTTCTGGTAGAGTAAAACTTGTCGTTGCTAAAGACATGAAAAAGCAATTTGAAAAGAAGCCGCCGGACTTCTTCGATGTTCTATTAGAAGTTCGTCTAAAGCCAGCTTCTGTTACAGGCGCATTTGGTAAAGATATGACTAAGCCTGTTTATGCAAAGTCAAAAGAGATTGCTGATATTGACAAGAAGATCGATCAGCTTATAAAGAGTGTAGATAATGCTTCGTGGAGAAAAAAGATCGACGAGGCAATCAACAAGTTTCTAAAAAACAATGTTGGCGAAAAAGTAAAGTTTGAAGTTGTTGCAGATGGCATCGCTGGCGAATCCAGCGGCGGAGATATCAAAGGTGATATCGAAGTAAAGATATACGCAGTAACTGGCAAAACGGGAACTAAATTGATTATGAAAGAAAACATTTCGTTTTCTCTCAAGTCAGAAAGCGTTACTGTTGCCAATCTCAGTCCATACAATGGTATGAAAGATTTGGCATCTGCTTTGGGTCTAAAGTGGAAAAATGTTGAGAAGTATAAAGTTCTTGCGGAAACTGCAAGAACACCAGAGCAAAAGAAACATAAGTTCAAGATGATTGAAACTATGTTTGACGAACTAAAGTCAATGATCAAAGCAAACAAATCCACAATATCAGCAAAAGCTTTTGACTTCTTGGAAAAAAGTATCTTTGGTTCTGACTATGCAGATGTTGTGGATGTTACAAAAGGCGGAGTCAAAGAGATTACCAAAGAATACTTTGATGTTCTCAAAAAGAATGTAAAGCTTGATGTTCAAGAAAAAGGCGGAACAATCGTATTCATCGACAGCAAATCTAAAGCGCCAATCTTTCAACTAAGAACAAAGCTAAGACCGCCTCCAGCAGCGAATGGTGCTGGCGAAGCTAAATTCTATTTGGAAGTTGGTAAGGGAGTTTATGCGAAGTGAAAAAGCTGTCGACATTTATTACTGAAGAAAAAAACCTTCACATGGAACATCTTGAGGACTTGATCCTCAATGATGGTGTTGAAGGCGCACAGCAAATCTTTAGATTCCTGAACGCAACGCGCGACATGCTCGCTGGTCATACGAAGACGCGAGTATCCGCCACAGTCAAGTGGGATGGTGCACCATCTATCTTCGTTGGTATTGATCCTCGCGATGGTAAGTTCTTCGTTGCGAAGAAAGGTATATTCAATAAGAATCCTAAAGTCTATAAGACACAGGCTGACATTGACGCAGACCTAAGTGGTGAACTTGCAGATAAGTTTACAATTGCGCTACGCGAGTTCAAGAAGCTCGGTATCAAGTCTGGTGTTTATCAAGGCGACCTAATGTTTACCAAGGGTGATGTCAAGGTAGAAACACTTGATGATGTCAAGTTCTATACGTTTCAACCAAATACAATTGTATATGCAGTTCCTGTAAATTCTTCGCTTGGTAAAACTATCAAAGCTGCAAGCATTGGAGTTGTGTGGCATACAACTTACGAAGGTAATAGCTTCGAGTCAATGAAAGCTACGTTCGCCAAAGGTATCGTAAGCAAGCTAAAGAAAGTTGCTACAATTTGGATGGATGATGCAACATACAAAGACGTTAGCGGAACTGCTACGTTTACTGCAGCCGAAACTAAAGCATTCAACGCTATCCTTGCTCAGGCTGATGAAATTATCAAGCACATTCCACACGAAGCTCTAAACCTAATTAGCTCAGACGACGAGTTACTAATCCGTGTCAAAGCTTACAATAACAGCAAGATTCGTGCAGGTGAAAAGATCGGCAACACCACATCGCATGTTGCGGGACTTATTCATTACCTAAATGATTATTATATGAAAGAAGCTGCGAAGAAGAAAACTGACGCTGGTAAGAAAGCTCAGAAGGATAAATTCCAAAAGGTCTTTGCGCCAATCGCAAGAACTCCGCTTGTTCAACTCAAGCAGATTTTTGATTTCATGAATGTGGTTGTTGAGGCTAAGAAGATGATCATCGCTAAGATGAATACGTCAGCAACTGTTAGTACCTTTATTCGTACACAAACCGGACTAAAGGTTACAGCCCCAGAAGGATATGTTGCTGTCGATCATCTATCTGGCGGTGCGGTCAAGCTGGTTGACAGACTTGGCTTTAGTCAGGCTAACTTTAGTACAGAAGTAATCAAGGGATGGGAGAGGTAACATGGATATCATTATCGGTTTTGCACTCGGTCTTATTGTTGGTTGGAACTTCCTACCACAGCCATCTATTGTAAAAGGATGGATTGACAAGCTACGCGGTAAGTAATCTGACCGGTTGATAACAATCAAATTATACCATGCGTAAGTCAATTTGTCAATACTTTTTATAAATAAGAGAGCAGACAAATCTGCTCTCTACTCATATGCGGTCAGGCTAAGGCAATCCCGCGAGGAACAATGAAAAGCGTCGTATTTACATTCGGGCGAATGAATCCCCCAACGACTGGACACCAGCTGCTTGTCAACAAGCTGGTTGCTTATGCTCATAAAATTAGCGCTGCTCCTCGCGTTTATCTTTCCCATTCGACTGGGAAGAAAGATCCCCTACAATACGATAAGAAGATTAGCTTCGCACGACAGGCGTTTGGCGCTATCGTGAAGAAGTCGAGCGCACGCAACGTAATCCAGATTCTTCAATCACTGGAGAAAGAAGGATACACACACGTTGTTATGTTTGCCGGCTCTGATCGTGTTCCTGAATTCAATAAGTTGCTCAATGCTTACAACGGCAAAGAGTATAAGTTTGACAAGATCGAAGTCAAGTCAGCTGGCGAACGCGATCCAGACGCAGATGATGTGTCTGGTATGTCAGCTTCTAAAATGCGCGCTCTAGCAACAGATAACAAAGCCGCAGAGTTTATGCGCGGCGCGCCCTCTACTCTCAAAGCACAAACAAGAAAACAAATGTTCCTTGCTGTTCGTAAGGTACTACTAGGAGAAGATGTTATGGATTATAGCCATGATGATCGTTTCATCGAGTTCGTAATTGAGAACAGCGAAGAAGATGCTATTCAGTTGCCTTCTGACGATGAAATCAAAAAGATGATCGATAAGATTGATGTTACGGATCTTGATCTTGATGATGCAGACGCAATGATGCTTGATCTTCTTATTGGCAAAGAAGATAAAGAAGACGACGACAAAGAAGATGTAAAGGAAGCTCGTATTCTTTCTGGCGCTGCGAGACAGAAGCTTGCACAGCGTATGAAATCTATGTCTAAGCGTCTTGCTCGTCTGCGTCAGATCAAAGCAAAGCAAATGCCAGCGCAACAGCGCCTGCGCCTTCGTGCGCGCAAGGCAGCTCTTATGATTCTTCGCAAGCGCGCAACAGGCAAGAAGAATCTGGACTACAATTCACTATCTCGTTCACAACGTATTGCTGTTGATACTGCACTTGTTCAGCGTTTTGGTAATAGATTGAATAGAGCTATTGATGTTCTTTCAAAACGCATTCTTCCAAAGATTCGCAGCAAAGCACAGCAAAATGTAGCAAAGGCCCGCGACATGAAGAAAGAAAATATAAACGAACTCTTTACCAGCAACCCACATTTGCTAGGCAAAGAAAAAGAAGGTTCAGCCAAAGATAGAGCACAGGATAAGCTGCAAGCTGCAAAGCGCGGTATCTCTGTTGCTGATTGGGAAAAGACAAAGGCTGATGCTGCACACGACTCTCCGTTGAACATTGATGCCACAAAGCTCAATACACTTGATACAGATCCTTCTCTCAATGATCGTACAGCACCAAATCCTAAGCAAGCACATCTACACTTGAATAGAAAGCTTATGCATTATGCTCGCGGTGTAGACGAAGCTCGTCGTGGTGCTTCAGCAGAGACTGGAGATCCTGGCGATACAAATATTATCTACCAAATGCGTAAGGCAGTTCTTGCTCGTGGCAATCACGATGTTGCATTTGCTGATGGAAGCAAGCACAAGATTTCTGTCAACGATGCTAACAAACTAATCGACAAGTTCAATTCGATTCGTATGCCAAAAGAAAAGCAGCTATTTACAATCGCTGCTGGTAAGTCATTGAAGGCATTCCGAGAAGTTCTCCTTCATGGTGCACCAAAAGAAGTTGGTAAGAAAGTATCACTTGGTGGTCGTTCGTTCAAAGAATTCTATATGGGCGTTGGTCGCACTCGCACAATCGCGCCATATCCTCAAGATTCAGATGAGCCGCCTGGAACTCGTCGTATTGCTGAAGCATCTGTTGGCGGCGTAGATAAAGACGCTAACGACGATCCTAATAAGCCGCGCAAAACTAATGCGAAGCTAGACCTACTACTTCGTCTTGGCTTGGCTGACGGTGAAGAACTACAGAAGTATCG